GTTGGAGCAGATGTACTTTCATTTATGAGTTCAGCACTTACAGTAAATCCTGATAAAGCACTTAGAACTATGAAATCTGAATTAGATAAAACTGTAAAAGCAGTTCAGAAAAGTGGTGATGTTAAAAAGATTGAAAAATTAAGAATGGAATTAGAAAGATTAGCCGCAGTAGGTGGTAAAGATAAGATTGTACCAAACGAAGGAATTGTGTTTACATATAAAGGTGGAACATATAAATTAACTGGTACTTTTGCATCATTGAACCAAATATTAGGATTAATGTATTTTTAAATTAATTTCCATATTTATATAAAAACAAAGTTATGTCAAATAAGTTAAAGAATGTAAAAGCAGTAAAAGAGATGTTGAGTGGGGAACACAAAACCCAAACAAAGAAAACAATCTCATTTGCTGATAAAGTTGTTGAACGAAGAGAAGTTGGTGAAACTTGGACTGATGATAAAGGTCAAAAGTGGGAACAACGAAAAGGTTACAAAGTTAAAGTTGGTAAACTATCAGAACTCAGAACAGAGTTAAGAGAGTTTCCAAACTGTAACAGAGAAAATAGTTCTTGTAATTGTACTGAGCCAGGTGCAGCTGATTTAAAAATGAAAGCTATACATGGTATGTGTTTAAATTGTGTTATAGAAATGGAACACAAATTAAAGTTGGAAGGCAAATATGAGGAATATGAGAAAAAGAAATTATTAGCTAACGCTGAGGCATGGTTAAAACAAGCTGAGTTAGAAAAAGAAGTTTTAAAAACTACTCTGAAAGCATCATTCGTAAACGAAGATGGTTCTATTGAAAAATGGAAAGGGATGACTGAAGAAGAGTTAGTAGAAAAAATTGATAAAGAATTTGAAACCTTTAGAGAAAACTTTATAGGAAAACTTAAAAATGAACAAACAACAGATTAAAGAATTCATAGAATCAAAGTTTGAATCGTATTCATCAAATGGAACAGATTCTACATTATGTGTAGAGTTTGCTCTTTCTGATTTATACGAACACCTTTGTACAGAAAATCTTATGAATGAAGATTTAAGAAAGTGGTTTGGAAAAGGCCCGACAGGAACATCATCAGGTGGTGGTTGGGATAGATATGGTTCAGATGGACAGAAGTTAGGTAAGTGTGGTGATGGTAAAGAAGGTGGAGCATATGCAGCTTGTTTATCAAAAGAAAAAGCAGCTAAATTAGGTCCAAAGGGTAGAGCATCATTTGTAAGAAGGAAAAGAGCAGACCAAAAGAAAAGTGGAGATTCCAAAAAAGGTGGAAATAGAAGTAAAGGTAAAAAACCTACGAATAGTAAGACAGGGGCATAATAATGAATACCAGATTAAATAAAAAAGTCAAAAAAGATTTAGATGCATACTTCAAAGGGTACAGAGGTTCAGAGCCGGAAGTACACCATGCATTAAAACATATCCTAATGGGTGCATTAACAGATGCTAACTTTCATGCTGAATCTAAGAGAGTAGCAAATATGTTTCCTAAAGCGAATAAAGCTAAGCACGCTGGTAAAAGAGAATGGGAAGATTCAATAGAACAAAACCACGGAGTTCCAATCGCTCATGCAGCTAAATGGGATGGGTATGAAATTATAGATGCTATCGCATATTGGGCATCGATGTTTATTGGTGGACCTGTAGGTGCTAAAATTACTTCACTAAAAGAAGGTATGAATGAAAACATTAGAATGTTTGTAAATAAATTTATAAACGAAGTAACTCATTCATATGAATACGAAACTATGAGTGGGTATAATGAAGATGAAAATGATAAAGAAGATTTTAGAATCGGAAATTATCACACAAAATATTTCCACGTTTGTCCATCGGCATCAACCCTATATATGGATATAGAATCCAAAGGTGTTGATATGGATATGGCTGAAAGAAGTGCAAGATTATTAGATGTACTTTTCTTTGTAGAAGAACACATTCAGAGAGATGGTTATAAACCTGAAAAAGATTATAGTATGGTAGCAAAAAATCTTCATAAGAATATTATGAAGATGGCACAAATGATGGGATTGGAAAAAGAACATTCCTTTGTACAAGGACATGTTGATACAATTATCAAAGCTGTTGAAGGTAAAAAGTTAGAAGAAAGAGTAATAAATCTTACAGAAAAGAATGTTCCTACAAATCCATCTAAATGGTCTTACTACAAATCACAAGCTAAAAAGAAGTTTGATGTATATCCATCAGCATACGCAAATGCTTGGGCTGCTAAACAATATAAAGCAGCAGGTGGTGGATGGAGAAAAGGAAAATCCGAATCTATCGAAGAAGGTGTAATGTCAAACATTCATTTAATGATTGATGCATCAAAAGATTTTGAAGATTTCAAAAAGAAATTTAAAAAAGATTACAAAAAAGTATTTAAAAACACTCCTGATTTTATGGATTGGTTATATGGTATGTACAAAGATGCAGCACCATTAAAAGCAGGTGAAAAAGTTGAAGAAGCTACTAGAGGTGAAATTCATAAAGCAGCTAAAAAAGGAAACTACCCAGCAACTATAGTGGTGATGGAAAAAAATAAAGTGGTATATCAAGAGTTAGTAAAAACACCACAATTAGTTCCAGCTATATTTATGATTCTACAAAAGAAATATCCAAACGCAAAAATTAGTATTGAATCAAAAACTGGTGAAACATTATTTACTGAAGGAATATCTGTATCTGATGAAAGACATTTTGGTAAAAAAGGTATTATCATTATGATTGATGATAACGGAAAGAAAGTATCAGCTATCTTCAAAAATAAAAAGAACGCAGATAAGTACAATAGAAATAAATCATCAGATGTACAAGCTCTTTTAAACTTAGCAAAAAATACTCCATACCCAAAAGCAATCGATGAATCTATAGAAGAATATTATGTAGAAAATATTCACGATGTAAATGAGTTAGTAGAGTTTTTGAAAGAAAATAAAACAACTCTTAGTGAAGCAGAATATCAGGGAAGAAAAGTACAACTTAACAAAATAATGCAGGGTGATGTAAAGAAGTTTAAAGTTTATGTTAACAATCCAAAAGGTAATGTAGTAAAAGTAAACTTTGGTCATAAAGGTAAGGGTGGTGAAAAAACCATGTCCATAAAAAAGAATAATCCTGAAAGAAGAAAATCGTTTAGAGCAAGACATAATTGTGATAATCCAGGCCCTAAACATAAAGCAAGATATTGGTCTTGTAGAAAATGGTAAAATAGTTTTATTAAATATATTACCATATTTATAGTATAAGAAGTTTAATTTTAAAAAGGCAAATTATGAGTACATTATTAATCATAGCATTAGTTATCGGTGTTGCAGTAGCAACTTATGTAGTATTATTATATATGGGAAAAATCAAAGATAGAGATGGAGATTTTATTCCTGATGTAGTAGAAGATACTGTAGAAGATATTAAAGAAGATGTGGCTGAAGTTAAAGCAGAAGTAAAACGTAGAGCAAAAAGAGTTAAAGAAGAACTTAAAGACGTTAAAGCTGCTGGTAAAAACTTAGCTAAACAATCTAAAGATGTTGTTGAAGCTGTAAAAGGTGGAAACAGAAAAGGTAGAAAACCTTCCAAAAGAAAATCAGCTGCTAAAAAATAAGGTGGCCGATGAAAAAGTATTTCGGAGATATTAGAAATCTAATAATCTTAGTTTTAATAATTGTAATATTATTACTTAGACAATGTAGTGGAGATGGGGGAGAAATCACCCCATCCGAACCTACTATTGTTACAAAGGTAGAAACGAAATACGATACCATTACCATAGACAAGAAAGTTTATGTTCCTAAATGGAAAACAAAAATAGTTACACAAGTTGATTCTATTTTAGTAAATACTCCAATTGATACTTTAGAAGTTCTAAAAGATTATTACGCTAAAAATGTATTTGTTGATAAGATTGAATTAGATTCATTAGGGTTCGTAACCATCACAGATACAATATGGAAAAACACACTCTTCAATAGATTGGTTGAATCAGAACTTATAATACCTACAACTACTGTAACTCAAACTGAATATATAAATCCAAGAGAATTCTATATAGGATTCGGATTGAATGGAACATCAAAACAATTTAATTATGTTGGTGGTTCTATATTATACAGAACAAGAAAGAAGCAGGCGTTTGGATTAGGTATTGGATTAAACGACCAGTTCCAACCAATAATCTCTACTCAGTTTCTTTGGAAATTGGGAAAGAAATGAGCAAAAACATAAAAGAACTTATTAGGGAAGAGTATGTAAAATGTGCTAAAGACCCAGTTTACTTTTTTAAAAAGTATTGTTACATTCAACATCCAAAGAGAGGTAAGATACTTTTTGATTTATACCCATTCCAAGAAGATGTGATGGGTGAGTTGGATAAACATAGATACAATGTAATCCTTAAATCACGTCAGTTAGGTATATCAACATTATCCGCAGGTTATTCTTTATGGATGATGTTATTTCACGAAGATAAAAACATATTAGTAATTGCAACCAAACAAGAGGTAGCTAAAAACTTAGTTACTAAGGTTAGGTATATGCATGAGAACCTACCGAGTTGGTTAAGAGGTGATACTGAAGAAGATAACAAACTATCATTAAGATTACGAAATGGTTCAACAATCAAAGCAACATCAGCTAGTGGTGATGCTGGTCGTTCTGAAGCATTATCAATGTTGATTATAGATGAGGGTGCATTTATCAAAGGTATCGATGAGATATGGGCATCCGCTCAATCTACATTATCAACGGGTGGTAAGGCAATCGTACTATCAACTCCAAACGGTGTTGGTAACTTCTTTCATAAAACTTGGTTAAAGGGTGAAGAAGGTGATGGTTGGAATCCAATCAAACTTCATTGGACTGTACATCCTGAAAGAAATGATAAGTGGAGAGCAGAACAAACTCAACTATTAGGTGAGAAGATGGCAGCACAAGAATGTGATTGTGATTTTATCAGTTCTGGTTATACAGTCGTAGATGGACAACTTCTACAATGGTATGAAGAAACTCACGTTCAAGACCCAGTAGAGAAGAGAGGTTATGATAATAACTATTGGTTATGGTCACAACCAAACTATACAAAAGATTATGTAGTAGTTGCCGATGTTGCGAGAGGTGATGGAGCAGATTATTCAGCGTTTCACGTATTTGATGTAGAAAGTGTAGAGCAGGTTGCAGAATATAAAGGTAAGATAAGTACCAAAGATTATGGTAATATGTTAGTGAATGTTGCAACTGAATGGAATGATGCATTGTTGGTAATTGAAAACGCAAATATTGGATGGGCAGTAATTCAAGAAGCAATAGATAGAAATTATAAAAACCTTTATTATTCATATAAAGAGTTTGGATATGTAGATGATGATATTCATTTACAAAAAGCATATGATTTAAAAGATAAATCACAAATGGTACCTGGTTTCTCAATGACAAGTAGAACACGTCCATTAGTTATCTCAAAGTTAGATACTTATATGAGAGAAAGAGTTCCGATTGTTCGTTCTAAACGATTGATTGATGAACTTTTTGTTTTTATATGGAATGGTAACAGAGCTGAAGCTCAGCAAGGTTATAATGATGATTTAGTGTTATCATTTTCAACAGGACTTTGGGTAAGAGATACGGCACTTAAATTAAGACAGCAGGGAATCGAATTAAATAAAAGAGCATTATCCTTAACATCTAAGCAGGGTGTTTTTAAATCAAATCAATCCAAAGCAAAGGATGCTTGGAAGATTAAGACCGGTAGAGGTGATGAGGATATAAGTTGGTTACTATAAAATTTGGATATTAAAAATATTTTTTGTATATTTATATATTGTAGTAGTATATAAAAGAAAAACATTATGGCAGATACTTCATTATTCGGTAGATTAAAAAGATTATTCTCAACTCAGGTAGTTGTTAGAAGAGTCGGTAAAGATAAATTAAAAGTAGTTGACTCTTCAAGATTACAAGGTGATGGTAATAGAAGAGGTTCAGCTTATTATGATAGGTATGGAAGATTGCATGGTTCTAACTCAAGAAAGAATTGGCAAACATACAACGAAAGATTTAACTACCATTCGAATAAATTAGAACTATATACAGATTATGAGGCAATGGATAAAGATTCTATTATCTCATCAATCTTAGATATATACTCAGATGAGTGTACACTTAAAAACGATATGGGTGATGTACTTAGAGTTAAATCATCTGATGAAAAATTAAAGAAAACATTAAGAAACTTATTTTACGATGTATTGAACATTGAGTTCAATTTATGGTCTTGGGTAAGAGGTATGAACAAATATGGTGATTACTATCTTTACTTAGATATTGATGATGAGTTAGGTGTTGTAAACGCACAACCATTATCAGCATATGAAACTAGAAGAGAAGAAGGATACGATTTAGATAATCCTTATTCAGTAAGATTTGAGGTTGAGGAACAAAATACAAATGCAATCTCACAAAGAAATCAAACTAAGTTTTTAGAATCATTCCAAGTAGCACACTTTAGATTACTAACAGATACTAACTTCCTTCCGTATGGTCGTTCACTATTAGAAGGTGCAAGAAAGACTTGGAAACAATTAACTCTTATGGAAGATGCGATGATGATTCATAGAATTATGAGAGCGCCTGAAAAGAGAATCTTCAAAATTGATATCGGAAACATTCCACCTGCAGAGGTTGATTCATATATGAGTAATATTATCGACCAGATGAAGAAAACTCCTTATATAGATGAAGCGACTGGTGATTACAATCTTAAATTCAATATGCAGAATATGTTGGAAGATTATTATTTACCTGTTAGAGGTGGACAAAGTGGTACTGAGATTGATTCTCTAAGTGGAATGGAGTTTGGTGGTATTGATGATATCGAATACCTAAGAAACAGAATGATGGCAGCACTTAAAGTTCCAAAAGCATTTATTGGATACGAAGAAGGTGTTGAAGGTAAAGCAACATTAGCGCAAGAAGATATTAGATTTGCTCGTTCTGTAGAAAGAATCCAAAAGATTGTACTTTCAGAATTAACTAAGATTGCAATTGTACACTTATACTCACAAGGATATACAGATGAAGAGTTAGTAAACTTTGAATTAGAACTTACTACTCCATCTATTATCTATGAGCAGGAAAAAGCAAACCTTTGGTCTGAAAAAGTAACATTAGCAAGTGATATTAAAGATTTAAAAATGGTATCACAAGAATGGGTTTACAAAAATATCTTTAATATGAGTGAAGATGAGTGGAAAGAAGAACAATTTAAAGTTATCAATGACTTGAAGTTAGGATTCAGACACGAACAGATTGAATCAGAAGGTAACGACCCAGTTAAGACTGGTGAATCATTTGGTACTCCACATGATTTAGCATCACTATCTCAACAAAGTAGTGATGATGGCGGTGGTGATAATCCATTTGGTGAAAATAATGGTGGAGCACCTGAAGGTGGGTTTGATGGTGCTGGTAGACCTAAAGAAGGTGGTAACTATGGAACGGATAGTAATCCATTTGGTAGAGACCCATTAGGAAACAAAGCAAATAGACCTACTAAAAACGAAAGATATAATGCACATACAGTAATCAATCAAGAACAAATTGATGCAGTTATTGGTCGTATGAAATCTAAAACTAAAACCAAAGAAATAATAATAGAATCCCTAAAAGAAGATACCAATGATGAAAGTTTATCATTATTGGATGAGAAAAACATATTGGATTCTTAAAAATATAATATTTATAACCAAATATATAGTTGCTTTTATCAAAAATGAGGAAAGAAATGAAAAAATTAAAACATAGTAAGTATAAAAATACTGGAATCTTATTTGAACTATTGGTAAGACAGATTAGTACCGATACTTTAAATAATATGGATTCAAAAGCTACTTACATTATAAGAGAGCATTTTGGTAAGAGTACAGAATTAGCAAAAGAACTTAAATTATACAAAGTATTTGTAGAAGAATCGTTTTCTTCAGAATACAAAGCATCAGAGTTTGTAAATATCATACTGAGCGAAAGAAAAAAATTGAACGAATCTGTTTTGAATAGACAGAAGTATAATTTAATAAAAGCTATTAAGAAAAATTTTGTATTAGAAGATTTCTTTAAGTATAGAGTATCTAACTATAAAGAAAACGCTTCTATATATAAACTATTTGAACATACAACATCAGATAATCCAAAAGAATATGTAGATTGTAAATCAACATTATTAGAATCATTAACGAATTCTTCTAAATCTGATGATAAAATTGTATCTACTATTAATGAAGAGTATTCTAAGCAACCAAAAGAAGTAAGATTGTTAGCATGGAAGATGTTAGTTGAAAATTTCAACAACAAATACACAAATCTTACTGATAAACAACAAGATATTCTTAGAGAATATATAAACTCAGTTGATAATTCTCAAAAACTAAAGAAATTCGTAGTAAGAGAGTGTAATTTACTTAAAAAAGAAATTGATTCAATAAAAGTTACAGATAAAGTTACCAACATTAAGGTAAACGAAGTATTGAAACTTATTTCTAAGCTAAAAGCAGCAAAAGTAATTACAGAATCTCAGATTTTATCACTACTTAGATACCACGAACTAAAAAATGAATTAAGAAGGGTGTTTAAATGAAAAGTTTACTAAAAGAAATCGAAGATAAGTTCGAAGAAATCGAAGAAGCAAATGTAACTGGTAACTTAGATGGTGGTGAAGGCCCAGTAAAAACTCCATATGCCTTTTCAAAGAGTAAAGATGAGGATGATTTGGATGATGACCACATTGAGGTGCTTGGGTATGAGAAATCAAAGGAGAAAAAAATGAACACAAAGAAATTAGAATCTTTAGAAAGTAAATTAGAAAAGAAAATTAACGAAATATCTTATAAAGAGTATAAGAAAGATGAAAATCTAAAACAACATCAGAAGATTAATCATTCGATTAAAGAAATCAATAGTATGATGTTTAAGTTAGAGAGAATCGTTAATCAAAACGCTAAATTGAAAACTGAAGCTGGTGTTCATAATGGACAATATTGGAAATCAACTCAAAAAAGATTCGGTAAGATTTCAGAACGTATGTTAAAAGTTGCAAGAAGCTTAAAAGAACTATCAGCATGATAGATAAAAAGAAAATATTAAAAGAAGAACTCACAAATAAAGATTTGGAGAATATTCGTCTACTTATAAGATATGAGGTAGCACAAATCATGTTTGATTTATATAGAAAACGTAAAGTTTGGGGAGCATAATGGGAAGATTACTTATAGATACTATTCCTTTTAAGATGACTAAAAGGCAAATCAACGAATCATTGGAAGATAACAATGGTAGGTTGATTGTTAATGGTGTCTTACAAAGAGCTGAAGCGGAAAATCAAAATGGTAGAGTTTATCCACGTTCAATCTTAGAACGAGAAGTGGAAAAGTACAAAGGTAGAGAAATCAAAGAAAATAGAGCGTTTGGTGAGTTAGACCATCCCGAATCTTCGGTAGTTGAACTAAAAAATACTTCTCACATCGTAAGAGATGTGTATTGGAAGGGTGATGATGTGATGGGTAAGGTAGAAATACTTAAAACTCCAGCAGGGAACATCCTTAAAGAACTTTTAGAGGCAGGTTGTACTGTTGGTATCTCTTCAAGAGGTATGGGTTCTGTAAAAGAAGCTAGTAATGGTAAATCTGTTACTGTAGAAGATGATTTTGATTTAATTTGTTGGGATTTTGTATCGAACCCATCAACACATGGTGCATTTATGAGACCAATGAATGAATCAGTAGTTGGAAAAGCAAAAACACCTTCATATAAAAAGATTAATACATTAGTAAGAGATATCATCTGTGAAATCGATGGTGTTTGTGCTATTTAGGAGAGAATAAATGAAATTAACTGATATTAAAAACTCACTTAACGAAATCTCAGCAATCGGTGGATTAAAGCAGGTTGTAAAAGGTAATACTGATAGAGTAGAAGGAATCAAACTATCAAAAGAAATGGCACAAGCTATGATTGATTGGTTTAACTCTTCACCTTATGGTAGAAAGTATCCAAAAGCAGCCAAAGGTAGATTACATTTATCATTAGGTATTATGAGTAGTATGGGATTGGATAGATACGCTAAACACAAAGGTGCTAAAAAAGAATTACAATACATTAAAGATTTAGCAAGAGCTATGAGAGATAATGTAAACGAAGAATCACTTAACGAAAGAGATGATGCTGGTACTCACTTAGATAGATTGGCTGATTTAGTTGGTAAGGCAAAAGATTTCTTTGCAATCGGTAAAGAATTAGATAAAGGTGGTTACAAAAAGAAATACTTCTATAGTTCTACTATGATGCCAATGTATCAGATTGAAATCGATGGATTCAAATTTGGTATCATTAATAAGAAGTATGTTGATAAAGGTGATAGAGAAGTTGGAAGTACCGCAATCGGTTTGATGGAATCTATGAAGATGAACGAAGCTAACACAATCGGAAAAATGGCAAAAAGATATAAAAATAAAGATAAATTTATATCAGCTTTCTTTGCACATATGAAAAAGAATTATGGAGATTCTTTCAAAGATTTTGAAAAGGATAAAAAATACAGAGATAGTGTTGCTAAAATTTGGGATGATGAACATGGTGTTAAAGAATCAATAAACGAAGCAAAGTACGATATCGGAATGGCTCGTAAAGGAAACGGATTAACTGTTTACAATAAAGCCGAAGAAGAAAATGGTGATTACAAAAATGTAGCTCACATTGATAACAAAGGTAAGATTAAATATTAC